TGAGCGCCACCACAGCGCACTATTGTGCCTTCGGTGGACTGTCGTTGTGTCGCGCCGCCTTGCCGAGCGACGCGACCACCCCTTGTGCTCCTACAACTTCATACACGGCGAAACCAGAGTACGCGGTGAATCATTAGTAGAGGGTTGAGGGAGGTGCGACGGAGCTAGATCTCCGGTGTTTGCGCGCGTGAGCGCACAGTGACTGACCCCGCGTGCAATTCGTTCACACGGGTTACTTGGTGACCGGAAGTCCCCGCTACGACATTTGCGAGAACTGTTGGACCCGGTTACCGCGACGCCGACCTCCACCAGGTGTTGCGGGCTGACCAAAGTTCTGGAGAGCCGGCTTCTGCTGACGCTGTGCCTGACGGCGACGTGCAGCAGCCTGGATGACCTGGGCGGCAGGAACGCGCGGTCGCCCGCCGCTGCCCACACCGCCCCTTGCGAGCGCGTACACCTGTTGTGCGCCCCTAACGACATCCGGCAAGGCCTTAGCCTGCTGGACTGCACCAAGACCGTTGAGGATCATTTGGGCAGTGCTGACGAGAGGGAAAGCGCCAGGGATGACGCGCTTGGCGACGTTGGCGATGTTGTTGAACCATTTGCCAAGGTCGTTCCACCCCTGTGGGCAACCTGGCGGCAAGTGGTTTGCAATCAGGTTGTAGAGCAGGAGCGCATTTGGGTCGAAGGTTGCGCTTGGCTGTGCCAGCGCAAGGAAGGTCGGTTTGTTGGCTGCTGGCAGCCGCTCAATGCCGACACGCCACGTGACGAACAGAGTCGTCTGCGGCGACAGGCCCGTAAAGTACGCGCCTGCTGTAGACATCCGCGAAAAGTGGGTAGCGGGAGCGGCAGTCATGCCAGGCCTTCCACCGTACTTTTCGTTGGGGGCGCCAACAACGGATTTATTCCAGGGCCCGAGGAACCCCGGCGAGATGAAGGATCCCACCGTGTGAGCCTGCTGCGTAGGGTTGTACCCAGACGCAGTCCCAGCAGACGGGCTGTTCTGCTGGATGATGTAATTGCGGTTGGTCGCGCCTTGAAACGGATTGTCACCCTGAAACTTGGCGGTGCAATAGCAACCATCTTGGGCGGCCCACGTATGTGCCCCGGGCATGATTTTGGCCTCTGCAATGGTGTTTGGCGGGGAGCGGAACTGGTTCGTGGCAATGGAGTTTGGCACGAAGCTGGGCGCAATCGGAGGTGTTGCCGATGGATCGCCGTAGTTCTCCTCAAAAGGAATCGTTGCCTGGGCATTCTCGAAGGAGTGCCCATACTCGTAGACTGTGACAGCGCCCTGCTTGTAGATCTGAGCGGTCGTGTTGACGACTTCAAACCCCGAGTAGACAAGGCGGTACACACCGAGGTCAGTGGTGTCATAGTCAAGGTACTTGTCGAGGGTGATGTTCTCGACCGAGTAGCCACCTGCTGCCGTGGCGGGGCAGTGGCCCGGAGTGAAGGTCATATCGCCATCGTTTGCAAGCCCGGCCGGGACCGAGTTGATGACGAGACCGTCAAGTCGGGAGGTGACGGCATTGACGCTACCGGCTGCCGAGCCGGCCTGTTCGATTTGGCCGGCAGGGTGTCCGGCACCCTTGCCCTGTGGGTGCACCTCGGCAGCCACGTTGTACCCGTATTCAGGGGATCCGACGTGGTAAACGTTGCCGTTGGGCTTCGCCCAATCAATGGGCGACAGGGCAAGATGGCAATCCCAGTTCGTGTTGGCTGGCAGGCCTGCCGGTGCCGACAGCTCTATGGCCTGGCGGATCTTGACGATCACGGTGGGTTCCGTGTTGACGTCGGGATAGCCGCGCAGGTTGTCGAGCTGAAGGTCGTGGAACGGGTCCAGGGCAAACTTGAGCCAGTCGCAACCCTCATCGGTGATTTGACGAGAGCTGCAAAGGCCGTGCATCGGGTCTTTGCTGCGCACGGCAGACACGAGTTGCTGGGGTGTCATCGTTGGGGTGGTTGTTTCCGCCATGACGAGCTGATGATCTTGATTCGAACTCGCCGATTCTCTTTCGTGCACCGATGAGGGTGCACAAGCCTGTTTGTGTGGGTTCTGCGATATGCAGAGAGAGAACGTATCTCTTGTGCCGGCAAGCACTGTGATTTTAAGGGTGTTAGGAATCCGACTCGCGATCTGCGAACCGTCACCAGTTTTCTTCCTAGGGGCTATCTAGGAAGTTACACCACCCAATGCGCGACGCCTAGAGCTGTAGGGCCTGCTTTGCTGCCTCGGTTCGAGGCGCGTTGCTAGGCCCCGCAACACTGGCGTCGCAGGACTCGAAGTTGCACATCCGAGGGTCTTCGCCGCGGGTTGAAGTGGAAAACGCGGGCACGCGCGCCACACCGGGCGGGTCGGATTTTGATTGCAACCCAAGGGGATCTTCAAGCGTTTCGCTGATGAGCTTTGCAGGCAACATCATCGCTTGAATGCCCGACCATGTCGACTGCGAACGGAGGAGAGCGTCAAATTCGCGGAGCTCGCCTGATGACATTCCGTAATCGGCGCTAACGCTCGCGTATTGCTCATCGCTCGCACTTTCATCCCAGGGGAAGGGCCCTGCCGCGATTTTCCAGTAAAGTTCGCGGTCATGCTCGTAGATATCGAGCAACAGGGCGTCGTCTTCGATCTGGGTGAGCTCAATCCCGTACATCTTCCCGACGGCAGTGATGTAAGCGCCGACGATAGGGGTGTTACGGTCCGTCGTCCAGTAACCGCGGAGCTTGAGAGTGTAACGCTCGCGGTCACGATTCACGGCGATAGAGATTTTGTCGACGGCCTTCTCTACTTTGCAGTAAGAGGAGGGCGAGCGCAAAGGACAGGGGTAGATGCGGCTGAGATATTCAACCGGTTCCTCCTTGACTGCCGACGTGGTCTCAAGCTTGCGGACGAAACCATCCATCCGATCCACGTACAGCATTGCGCGCTCCCAAGTCCCGTTGTCCACGTAAGGCGTGGCGGGATCGAGTCCGTCGTCCCCGAACTTTGGGCCAATCCACCGGTAGGCAAGCTCGATAGCGTACTTCGAAGAGCACACGCTGCCGATCTTGTGTAGGTCCCACGTATCTTGGATAATGCGAAGGTGTTTGAGGAAGACTTTGTGGGTGAGCATTGGGTACGGACGGTCTTCGCCGTCGTCCGACTTGATGTACTCACCTTTCGTCAACTCACCAGTGTCCTCCATGGAGCGGAAGACCATCGCAACGGTGGTGGTCTCGAGTTCACGTTCCGAGAAAACGCCGGTGTTCAGCACCGTAGTGATGCCGGTTCCACTACAGTTCTTATCACCGGAGGACTTGACTTTCGGACCGACCTGGAGAGGCATGTTGAAGCAGCTGTCGTAGATACGCAGCGCCTCAGCCTTGTCGCCATCGGTAAAGAAGTATTCGATGACTCTCCGGAGGATCCTGTTGGAATGCTTGCAGTGTTTCTCGTCCGCGCCAGTGTAGTCAACGCTGCGGACGCCACCGCCTTCAAAGTGGAGTTCGTGGGAGTGGCTCATGCTGTATGCCTCCGAAACACAGTCGGAGATCTCCTGGGGTGTTGATCCAGGGTTGTACCAGCTAGTCTTCTTGAGCACAATCTCTAACGACTTTCCAAGGACGCCCGACAAAATGGAAATGTCGGGGGCGGGGTTCTGGACGCCGCGAGGACAAGCGCCAGTCTTGTGCGCAGCCTCTACCTTGTTCTCCACTCGGCCAATCTCTTCCGTCGTCGGGCCAAGGCCATCAGTGACCTGGCGGGCCTTCTGGATCTTCTTCGTGCGCGACTCGAGGATTAGCTCTCGATCGACCAGCTGGACGGTGCCTTTTCCAATGCCAGTCTCTTGCGCAATGCCTTTGATCCAGGAACCCAAAATGACGTCGGAGATCTTGGTCCACTCCTCGGTCGGGACTGTGGTGTTCTTCAGTCCGACCATTTTCTCAGCCACGTAGGCATCCATGGCTTCCGGGGTCTTGGCCAACGTGCCAGGATTGTTGACCGTGATCTTCGGACCCGCCATGACTGCTTTCGCGGTCTCCATCTCGACAGGGGCTTCGTCCGCCGAGGACTTGGGGCCGTAGTAAACGACGTTCGGCAGATCACCCCACCAGGCGACGGTACGGAGCAGCTCACAATAAGCGGCTGAACCGGGCACACAGACGTCCTCCTCACTAGAAGCGAAGAGTTCGAGACGTTTGATAGCTTCGTGTACAGTCAGACCACGGCCACCGTGCGCGTTCAGATACTTGAGGTAATCGTACACGGGGGTAGTCAAGCTCGCACACGACCGAGGCGAGGTAGCGTTCTTGTACTTGATCGAGACGGTAGGATTCCCGGGAGTGCCGTTCGACATAACTAGGATGTCTTGAGTGAACGGTCTCGCGGGGTCACGCGGCACGAGGATGACATTTGCACACAACTTTGGGGTGCTGATGCCGACCGACCCGAGATCATGTTTCTTAGTCCATCGCACAAGTTGGTTCGCGATGGCGTACGGCATATTCACCGTCTGCAGAGCGCAGAGAAACACGACCTGCTTGAGCAGCTCGGGTTGGGGGTGCCGAATGACATTGTAAACAGTGAAAGCGGAGTGATCCTCATTCTCGATGTAGATTACATCACTGGCCGTGAAGTCCCAGGCGTACTGCTTCTTGTAGATCGCAGTCGCCTTGTCTTTCCCGATGACCTCGACGAAAGTCTTGTCGGAGTCGGCGTAGTAAG